CCCGCCGCTACTGGAGAAACTGGTATCGCGCGTCGCTACCCTTTTGTAGGTTTTGTAGGTTCATCCATCGACTCGTCGCTCCTGCGGTAACTAGTTTCAGTGTGTGGTGTGTGTGGTGACAACGGGTAACTATAACACCGCCGTTGGTTACGATGCTTGTCATGTAATAAAAAATCGCCGTATTGCCCCATTTCATCGACTCGTCGCTCCTGTGGTAACTGGTTTCAGTGTGTTAGTTAGTCCTAGGACTAACTTTTGCAGATCGGCAGTTATCCAGTTGTTTAGTTCTGTCAGCTCGAGCATCGACTCGCCGCGACCGTAGTAACTGGTTTCGGTGTGGTTGGGGAATGGCTCGGCGCTTCTAGGATCGACTCGCCGCGACCGTAGTAACTGGTTTCAACGCACAAAAAAAGGGCGACCCGAAGGCCGCCCAGATGTTTAAGTTAAAGTGATAACCTATTTGCGACGCATCTGTTCCCCGTACATGAACACGGTCCCGGCCGGACCGTCCTCGCTGCCGAGTAACGTGATCGCGTCGTTGATGATCTCAAGAGCGCTTTCCACATTGTGGAGTGTCCCGCCCTTCTTTTCACCAGCAGCGAATAGCGATATGCGTTTACTGATATCTGCGAGTAGTTCTTGGGTCTTCGCCGCGTAGTCCTTAGCTTGGGACTGCGTGCCCTTTTTACCCGCGCCAGCGCGTCGTGCCAGCTCTGCGGCGATCTTGCCGCGATACGAGCCTATCTGCTGCTGCCAGTACTTCCTGCCAACCTTGCTTTTGAAATCCTTGGACACCGGGTGTCCTTTCGGATATCCGGCGTCTTCGGCGTCCTTAAACTTGACATCTTTTGTCGCCATTGCCAGCAAGTTTTGCACTGTCTGAGTGAAACCGGACACTATCGCCGCGTCCAATTCAACCCTTAGCGCGTTCTCTTTGTCTTTAAGCGTGGCAATGGTGCCGCCCGAAGCGAGGATGAAGTCACACAATAGCGCTTTGGTCTCCGCTTCGCGCTTGCCCGCAGTCATCCAAGGCTTAACTAGTGAAGCCAATGTGACCGGTANGGCATGNCCACTGTTGTGCCCAACAGTGGGTGTCGTGCTTTGCTTACCCATAGGGGTATCTCCTTAAAGCCGTCGCAACGAGTGTCGCGACTGGATACATACTAACATATTAGGACGTGTCAGCAATAGGCTGGCGTTATCAGATGAATTAAATAGTGGCGTATGGTGGTAGATAGTTAGTCCTCGGACTAACTCGGAAACGCATATGCGCTGGACCCACCCGCCCCCCATGACCCCGTTGAGCTTCAGGAGTCCCGTGGCTCTCCTATAAATACTAATCCAGACGAAAATTTTACGTTTTTTTGGTTCTGGGGGCGGTTACCCCTTTTTCAGGGGCGGTTACCCCTTTTTCAGGGGCGGTTACCCCTTTTTCGGCCAGTTCCGGTATAGGAGGTATTATATTTACCTCGCGGGTATCCATATTAACGTAGGCTATCCTGACGCCCATCTTTTGCTGTTTTTCCGACAATACGCGGCTGATTCGGTATTTTCCGTTACGACCTTTTAGCTTCCTGAAGGATTCTGTCTTCGCGTCTAATATGTATATCTTCCCCGTTTCGCTGGATACAACAACAAGGTCTACAGGGCCGAATGCTGATATGGGTCTGAATACATAGAACCTATGTTTTAGAAAATATTCTGCGAGTATCGTTTCCGATATCTGGCCTTTGTTGTGTGTAATGTGCATATATAGAATACCCCCCCTATTGGAGTCCCAAATAACTTGTGCATAAAAATTTTATTTGGTAGTGTTTGGTTACGGTTCGTAGCCTGCGAAAGAGTTTTATGCCTTTAGTTGTAAACCCCGAGTTAGGGGTTCCATTTTCGTCCGATACACCATACGTGGATTTAAAAGATCGCGCTGAATACGCGTGCAACACCGCGTCTAAACTGGCTGAGTATGGGTTAGACATAGAGCCTACCACTGAAGATAAGGACGTAGCCGCGAAATTAGCTATATCCTATGCAGATAATCCTGAAAAGACCTCAAAAAAAGTTACTACCAAGCGGGCAGCTACCCTAACCCCCGCGTCTCTCCTTATGACTAATAGTATTTTACAGGAGTTCGGGCAGTCTGTTGTAGAAAGTGCAGTACAGATACGGCATCTGGTTACTAATAAACTGGTTCTGGAAGCGGAGAACCCCGACGCGAGGGTACGCATCCGTGCTTTGGAGTTGTTGGGTAAGATATCGGACGTAGGTTTGTTCTCTGAGAAGTCTGAAATAACCGTAACACATCAATCTACCGAGGATTTAAGGGAAAATCTGCGCGCGAAACTGGCAAAACTAGTAAATCCTGAAGAATCCAGCCCTGTTACCCTTGATGGTGAGGTTATAGACGTAGATGAGGAGCTAGGATTGGGCAAAAAGCCGGAGAATAAGGCCGATGCCGGAGAGTAGTGCGGCCATACAGGACTTCACCGAATCCGATATTCAGGTAATGCTGGATAATCTGGATAAATATACGTCGCAGGAACTAAGTGACATTAATACCATCGTGAATGAGCTTAGTACGCGTGACTATAACCAGAGAGCGTACGATGACCTGATCGCGTTTTGTCAACATATGCAGCCAGATTATAAAGTAGGTAAACACCATCGTATTTTGGCGGATATGTTGATGGGTATTGAGCAAGGGAAGAAGGATCGTATATGTGTTAACATACCGCCTCGACACGGTAAGTCCCAATTAGTCTCGATTATGTTCCCAGCGTGGTATTTGGGGCGTAATCCGGGTAAAAAAGTGATGATGGTGTCGCATACCACGGATTTGGCGGTAGATTTCGGTCGAAAAGTACGTAATNTNATNGCTACAGACGACTATAAGGCNATTTTTCCTACCGTTTCGCTTGCAGTTGACTCGAAATCAGCCGGTAGGTGGAATACTAGTGTAGGTGGAGAGTATTATGCNTGTGGTATTGGTTCTTCTATAGCTGGCCGCGGAGCCGACTTACTTCTTATCGACGATCCTCATTCAGAACAAGACGTTATAAATGGAAACTTCGACGTATTTGCAAAAGCCTATGATTGGTTCACTTACGGCGCTCGCACACGGCTGATGCCCGGCGGTAGTGTAGCAATAATTCAAACGCGGTGGCATATGGACGACCTGACTGGGCGGGTTGTAATCGATATGTCCCAGAACGATAAAGCCGACCAATATGAAATAGTGGAGTTTCCGGCAATTCTGGAAGTACCTAGGAAAAAGGGGTCCGGGTATACGGAAAAACCGTTGTGGCCTGAATTCTTCGATCTTAACGCGCTTCATCGTACCAAGGCTTCAATGCCTACTTTCCAATGGAATGCTCAATATCAGCAAGAACCCACCGCGGAAGAGGCGTCTATAGTAAAACGTGAATGGTGGCAGTCGTGGGGAGACGAGGCTCCGCCACTATGTGAGTATATCATAATGTCGTTGGATGCGGCAGCAGAATCGCATAACCGAGCTGATTTTACCGCACTCACAACGTGGGGCGTGTTCTTAAACGAACATACTGGCGCACATAATATAATTCTGTTAAACAGTATAAAGAAGCGTTTGGAATTTCCTGAGCTAAAAGAGTTGGCTATGGAAGAATACTCTAGTTGGGACCCAGACGCGTTTATTGTTGAGAAGAAGAGTTCCGGTACCGCGCTGTATCAGGAAATGCGCAGGATGGGGTTACCTGTACAAGAATACACCCCCCATCGGGGATCAGGAGATAAGTTGGCTCGATTAAATTCTGTTTCTGATATTGTATCATCTGGACTAGTATGGGTACCAACAACACGTTGGGCCGAGGAAGTTGTAGAAGAAATAGCTGGGTTTCCGTTCATGAGTCATGATGATTTGGTTGACTCTACCATTATGGCTCTTATGCGTTTCCGCCAAGGCGGATTTATACGGCTACCCACAGATGAACCCGAAGAGCCTAGGTTCTTTAAATATCGTCAAAACGGATATTATTGATATGGCTAAAGGTAAAGTTTTACATGGGGAAGCGGCTATAGCCGCTGTAGAGAAGGTAGAGGGAAAACTTAACCCTCTAGAAGCCTATATTGTATCTTTAGAGGGTTATGCTCCTCCAGGTGTTGATTATAATGACTCGAAAGGTATACCCACTGGAGGTGTAGGTCAAACTGGACCCCATAAGGGTAAACCCTTCAAGAAAGTTGTTGCTAAATTTGAGGAGCAGGTAAGGAATACAATTCCTGGTTATGATTCATTACCATTTTATCTCCAAAAAGAACTCGTACAGTCGGCATATCGCGGAGATTTAGGTTTTAGTCCTCTAACAGTTGAGTTATTTAATAAGGGCAGCTTTTCAGACGCGTCCAAAGAATTTCTAAGAAACGAGGATTATATTTCCGAGAGAGCAGCAGAATATAATGATGAAGAAGGCGGGAAGACAAGTCACATCGCGGAGAGAATAAAAGCAACCAGCGATGCTATAGATAGGTATGGTAAAGAGTTAGGGGAAGCCGAAAGTGATAAAGAATTAGGGTTTTTTGATAGTCTGGCTAAAGCGTATGAATATGGTAGTGGGCTACCAAAAAAAGAGCGTCGGAGTAAAGTTGGGCAGACGGTTGATGTAGCGGGTAGTATGGTAGGGTTAGGCCCAGATAGAGAGCGTGTTGTCCAGGCCGGTGATACCGCAGAGAGGGTAGCTAGCGAGTTAGGGGTTCGTGTCGAGGATTTAGGTGGGTTGGGTGAAGACCGTGACCTGATTCATCCGGGGCAAGTTCTTACAGCTCCTCCAAAAGAAAAAACGTTAGAAGAAGATTGGGAAGAACTCAAGAAGATATGGGGGCTCTATAAAGGTGGTATGATAGGTCACTCCGATGTTAGCAGTAGTATACAGAACATAATGAAGCTAAGGGATTAGATTATGGCTATTGAACGGGCATTAAACCCCCTACCAGAGAATATGCAGGGGCAAGGGGCTGAAGTTGATCTTGAGATTGAGATTGTCGATCCCAAGATGGTGACGCTTGATGATGGTAGCGTAGAGATAACGCTTGTTCCTGATAGTGGCGCTGGTGAGGATGGAGAGTTTGATGCCAACCTTGCCGAAGATATGGAAGAAGACGAACTTCGAAAGTTGGCAGATGAGGTTATTGGATTAGTCGATGCTGATGTAGATAGTCGCAAGGATTGGGCGGATACCTTTGTTAAGGGTCTTGATGTACTAGGATTTAAGTACGAAGAGCGTAGTGATCCGTGGGAGGGCGCGTGTGGCGTCTATTCTACCGTACTATCCGAGGCAGCTATACGGTTCCAAGCGGAGACGATGAGTGAGACTTTCCCCGCAGCAGGCCCGGTTAAAACAAAGATTCTGGGGGAAGAAACCAAGGACAAGGAAGAAGCAGCGGCTCGTGTAAAGGCCGATATGAACTATGAACTCACCGAACGTATGGTGGAGTATCGTCCCGAGCATGAACGTCTTTTGTATAGTTTAGGACTTTCTGGTTCTGCCTTTAAGAAGGTGTATTTCGATCCGAACATAGGACGGCAGACAGCGGTTTATATTCCCGCCGAAGATGTGATTGTTCCTTATGGGGCATCTCACATAGAGAGCGCGGAACGTGTTACGCATATCATGCGTAAAACCAAGAACGATTTAAAGAAATTGCAAGCCAACGGGTTCTACAGGGATGCAGATATTGGAGACCCTAGGCCGTTCCATACAGATATAGAGGAACGTAAGGCAGAAGAAGATGGTTATTCGGTAACGGATGACGACCGATATACGATGTATGAGGTACACGCTGATATTGTCATAGAAGGTTTTGATGATTCTGACGATGAAATCGCTAAACCCTATGTCATTACTATAGAGCGGGGTACCTCCGAAGTTTTGGCTATACGTCGAAACTGGGACCCAGACGATGAGCTTATGCTCAAACGTCAACATTTCGTACATTATGTATATGTGCCGGGGTTTGGATTTTATGGGCTCGGGCTTATCCATATCATCGGGGGTTATGCCAAAGCCGGTACATCCATTATACGTCAATTAGTAGATTCTGGAACTCTGGCAAACCTCCCCGGTGGTGTTAAGTCTAGGGGTCTACGGATTAAAGGGGATGACACTCCTATTGAACCCGGTGAGTGGCGGGACGTAGACGTACCCAGCGGTTCTATACGCGATAATATCCTGCCTCTCCCGTACAAGGAACCTAGTCAGACACTCTTACAACTTCTTAATCAGATAACCCAAGAAGGTCGTAGGTTNGGCGCTATCAGTGATATGAACATCTCTGATATGTCTGCTAATGCCCCTGTGGGGACTACATTAGCCCTACTTGAACGTACATTGAAGCCTATGGCTGCGGTTCAGGCCCGTGTTCATTATGCCATGAAGCAGGAGTTTAAGCTCCTCAAGGATATAATGTCGGAATATGCGCCTGAAGAGTACGACTATAAGCCTCTTCGTGGAGAAATGGGCGCACGTAGGGCTGATTACGATGCAGTCGATGTTATCCCTGTAAGTGATCCGAACAGCTCTACTATGGCCCAGCGTGTAGTACAGTATCAGGCTGTATTGCAGATGGCGCAGTCTTCACCACAGATATACGACCTGCCGCAGCTCCACAGGCAGATGATTGAGGTGTTAGGGGTAAAGAACGCCGATAAATTAGTTCCTGTTAAGGATGATATTAACCCCACTGATCCTGTTAGTGAGAATATGGCCGCGTTGGTTGGAAAACCCATGCGGGCGTTCATATATCAGGACCATGACGCTCATATTACTACTCATACTTCGTTTATGCAGGACCCGATGATCGCACAGGCAATCGGGCAGAATCCTCAAGCACAGCAGATTATGGCTTCATTACAGGCCCATATTGCTGAACATCTAGGGTTTAGTTATCGTAAACAGATTGAGGAGCGCCTTGGCGTACCGTTGCCGCCGCCTAATGAACCCCTATCGGAAGAAGTTGAAGTCAATCTTGCTAGCCTTGTCGCTGAAGCAGGGAAACAACTTACACAGGCACACCAGCAACAACAGGCACAGAAACAGGCAGAGCAACAGGCACAAGACCCGATACTACAACTCCGTAGAGAAGAAGTGGCAGCCAAGAAGGCTGAAGTGGACCGTAAGGCTAAAAAAGACCAAGCTGATTCCCAACTACAGCAAGCAGATTTATTGCGGAAGGCCCAAAAAGACATGGCCGATGTAGCTGTAGCCGCACAGCAGGTAGAAATAGATAAGACCGAAATGGTCTTGGATGCTAAGAAAGAGAAGTTAAAGGTCGATGCTAATACACGTAAAGAGTCTGATAAACTCGATCTTGAGATATTCAAGGTAGTGACTACTCNCCCTCCTAATATAAGGAAGTGAATTAATCNATGGCAAAAACCGTCTTTGACGTGCTTAAAGATCGTATCGGGGAACAAAAATCCTCTGCAACGGAATTTCTTGCTGGTGGCGGCGCTAAAGATTACGCCCAGTATAGAGATGTGTGTGGTTTAATTCGGGGTCTCAAAACCGCGCATTCTTTCGTAGAAGACCTCTCGCGTAATTATATGGAAGACGAAGATGACTAAATTAGCGGTTAAATCCGAACCTGTTGAAGTAATAGATGAGGAATTAGAAGCACAACTACCTACACCGGTCGGTTACCACCTACTTGTAGCGATGCCGGAGGTAGAAGATACATATAATACTACCAGTATATTAAAATCTGTAACAACCAAGAATCATGAAGCAATTATGTCCATTATCGGACTTGTCCTTGATATGGGTGAGCAAGCCTATAGCGATAAAGACAGGTTTTCTACTGGACCTTGGTGCAAAGCAGGCGATTATGTAATGTTCCGGGCTAATACTGGTACTCGGTTCGTTATTGGTGGNAAAGAATATCGTTTGATGAACGATGATTCTATCGAAGCCATTGTGCAAGACCCCCGCGGTGTTTCGCGTGCATAGGAGATAATTTATGCCTTTCCAGAAAGTAGAGTTTGAATTCCCAGAGCCTGAAGAAGATGGTAGCGCTGAAATTGAGGTAGAACCATCAAGCGCGCTTGATGTAGATTTATCTGGGGGTACCCCCGCCGCCGGAAAAGAACCTGATAAGCCTGATGATGAAATTGAAATCGAAGTTGTTGATGACACTCCCAAGGCTGACAGGGATCGTACCGTATCAGAACCTCCAGAAGAGGTTACGGACGAAGAACTTGAGGATTATTCCGATAAGGTTCGCAAACGGATAAAGCATTTTAGCAAGGGATATCACGATGAACGGAGGGCTAAAGAGCAAGCGTTCCGTGAGCGGGAAGAACTTGAACGGTATACCCAGAAACTTGTTGAAGAGAACAAGGGGCTGAAAACTTCCGTTAATAAGAACCAGACNGTTCTTCTGGACCAAGCCAAACGTGTTGCGGGTACTGAATTAGACGAAGCAAAACGTGCTTATAAGGAAGCATATGAGTCCGGTGATACTGAAGCTGTAGTAGAAGCGCAAGAAAGTATGACGACTGCTAAGATAAAAGCAGATCGTTTAGGAAATATACAACTTCCTTCTTTACAAGAAGAAGAAACACCTTTAGAACAAGGTGTAATAGAAGAATCCGCCCCAGTACCGGTTGACGAGCGAGCACAGGAATGGGCAAAAGCTAATACTTGGTTCGGTCACGATGACGAAATGACAAGTTTTGCACTGGGGCTGCATAGTAAACTTGTCAAACAGGGCATGGACCCTAAGAGTGATGAATACTACGATGCTATTAATGCTCGTATGCAGCAAATATTCCCCGAAAATTTCGAGGATGTCGATAGACCAGAGAGAAAGGCCGCAAAACGTCAGGCAAATGTGGTTGCCCCCGCAACGCGGAGCACTTCACCTAAGAAGGTGAGATTAACGCAAACACAGGTAGACCTAGCGAATCGTTTAGGGGTCAAACTTGAAGATTACGCCAAACAGGTTGCAATTGAGATGAGGAAAGCAAATGGCTGAAAATCGTATTGATCGTGAACACGACACAAGAGAAAAAACGGCCCGTAAGAGAGCTTGGCAGAGGCCACAGGTACTTCCTGCACCTACCCCCGAGCCGGGTTATGAATTTCATTGGGTACGTGTCGCCACGCAAGGAGCGGTTGACGCCACTAATGTTTCCTCAAAATTACGTGAAGGTTGGGAGCCGGTTAAGGCAGTAGACCATCCTGAGATTACAATGGTTACCATTGAGCAAGAAAAGTTCAAAGATAATGTTGTAATTGGTGGGTTAATGCTTTGCAAAGCTCCGAAAGAGATGGTTAACGAGCGCAATACTTATTTTTCAGAACAGAGTAAAGCGCAGATTGCCTCTGTGGATAACAACCTCATGAGAGAAAACGATCCTCGTATGCCTTTGTTTAATGATAGGCAATCGAAGGTCACCTTTGGCAATGGAACTTAACTGTAGATTAGGAGTTTAAGCTATGGCTTATCCTACGATTGATGGTCCTTACGGACTTCGACCGGTTAAGATGCTTGACAACTCTCCATATAATGGTGCTACTCGACTGTATCGAATTGCTAGTGGTCAAACCACTGACATTTTTTATGGGGATGCTGTCCAACTCTTAACTGGCGGCACTGTTTCGCGGGACACCGCGGATGCAGCTATGACACCAATTGGTGTCTTTATGGGATGTACTTTTACCGATCCCGGTACGTCTCAACCCACGTTCAAGCAGTATTGGCCCACTGGTACGGTTGCTAGTGATGCCTTTGCGTATGTGGTCGATGACCCGAACGTGTTGTTCAAAGTCGCTATAGTTTCGTCTGGAACTACTATGTCTAGCCTTGCTATTACCGATATTGGGGCAAATTTGCAGATGGTAGATAATACCGGTAGTACTGTTACTGGCAATTCAAAGATTGCTGGTAATGCTACTTCCGCTACCACGAACACTTTCCCACTTCGTGTAGTAGATGTTGTGACTGAGACCAAAACTTCCGCAACAGCCTTCCCAGAAGCGCTTGTTAAGTGGAATGCCGGTCATATGCTCACCAACACAACCGGCGTTTAGGGGAGTAGTGTAAAATGGCTATTTCAAGAGCACAATTACTCAAAGAACTCCTCCCCGGCCTCAATGCTCTATTTGGTATGGAGTATGCAAAGTACGGTGAAGAACATAAGGAGATTTTCGAACAGGAATCTTCGGATCGTTCTTTTGAGGAAGAAACCAAACTGTCCGGGTTCTCCGCGGCACCTGTCAAGGACGAGGGCTCTGCCATCGAATATGACAATGCTCAAGAGGCATGGACGGCTCGCTATACGCACGAAACAGTNGCAATGGGTTTCTCAGTTACCGAGGAAGCTATTGAAGATAATTTGTATGACTCGCTTTCCGCTCGTTATACGAAAGCGCTGGCTCGTGCTATGGCGTACACGAAACAGGTTAAGGCAGCTACTATTCTTAATGATGCCTTCTCCACCACCTACGGTGATGGCGTAGCTCTTTGTGCTACTACCCACCCACTCGTTAGTGGTGGTACTAACGCAAATACGCCGTCTACGGCAGCGGACCTTAACGAGACTTCTCTGGAAGCCGCCGTTATTGATATCGCTGGTTGGACGGATGAGCGTGGCCTGTTGATCGCGGCTCGCCCAAAGAAACTCGTTATCCCGCCCGCATTGCAGTTTGTTGCTACGCGGTTGTTGGAGACCGAGGGCCGTGTAAGCACCGCTGATAACGACATCAATGCCCTGAAGAACAATGGTGCTGTTCCTGAAGGGTATGCAGTCAACCACTATCTAACTGATACGGATGCGTGGTTCCTTATGACTGATGTTCCTAACGGTCTTAAACACTTTGTTCGTACTTCGATGCAGACATCTATGGATGCTGACTTTGATACGGGCAACAGTCGTTATAAAGCTCGTGAGCGTTATTCTTTCGGCGTGTCTGATCCACTTGGAATTTACGGATCGCCCGGCGCGTAAGACTAAAATATTGAGGGGGGTACTTGTTACCCCCTTCTTTTAGTTATATTATAAATAATCCCTGACAGTCATATTATGTGGCTGACACTAGCCAAGACAGGAGATGAACATGGCTAATACGACGTTTAACGGTTCCGTCCGTTCTGAAAACGGTTTCAAGGTTATAAATGTAGCCGCTAATACGGGGGTTGTTACTGAAACTTCTTCCCAAGCATCTACAGGTATTTTCACCAATAAGTATATCAAGCATGTTGGCTACGCTACAGGCGTTACTGTCAACACTACGGCTGGTGACAGCCCGGCTATTGGTGAGTTTACACAGCCCGCTAACACCATCATTACCAATATCAAGATATTCTGTGTTACGGCTCCTGTTATTGGGACCGGTGATATTGGTTATGAAGTTGGAACATCTAGCTCTGGCGCACAGATTGTAGCGGCTGTTACTGACCAGATTCTTGATGGTGGTACAACTGTCGTAGTGGGTAATGTAACATTACCTTCTTTGGTTCTTCAGACTGAAAGCGGTACCACTGCTCCAGCTTCTGTACAGTACGCATCAGCGGAAAGGACCATCTACTGCAATATTACGAATACTGTAGATGCGACTACTGCCGGTTCCTTCACGTTTATTATTGAGTATGTGCAGGTTGCATAGGGGGAGTAAATTATGTCCTCTGATATTCAGTCTACATTTGTAGAAGCTGCGACAGCAGATACTGATGGTATTTCTACGGCAGCGGGGGTTGCTGATAGTGCTAACTTAGTCCTTGGGGGCGCACTTGCCTCTGGGGGTGCGGTTACGTTCGATCAACCCCGTAATATAACTATTCTTAGTGCCGGGGATGATTCAGGTATTTCATTTACAGTAACGGGCACAGATGAGACTGCCACTGCTGCAACTGAATCCATTACAGGTGCTAATGCTGGTACAGCGACAGGTTCAGCCTATTTTGCAACTATTAGTCAGATAGCAGCGGTAGGTGACCCCGCTGGCGATGTTAGTGCTGGTTCTGGTACTTCTATCGCCGCTCCTATATTTCGAGGTCGTCTACGGCTCCGGGGGCTTTATGCTGTTAATACTGGAACGGCGGGTACGATCACCTTTAGACAGGGTTCTTCGTCTGGTAGCGTTCGTATGAAGTTTAATACTGTAGCTTCTGCAAACACTACACAGTATCCCTATGTTCCTGATGACGGTATCGTGTTTGAAAGTGGTGGGTATGTACTTTACACGCAAACCAATCTGTCTTCGATGACGTTGTTCTATGTAGGTTAGTAGGCGTAAATGCCTAGTAAGAGTNCTAAACAACGAAAGTTTATGGCTGCTGTTGCTAATAANCCTAAATTCGCCAAAGAAGTAGGCGTACCACAGAGTGTAGGAAGGAAATTCGATATGCTACCTAAAAAATATAAAAAAGGTAGAAAAGTAGTTGGTGAGGAACCTAAAAAACCTCATTACCCTAGTCCGATAGCTAGGGCAGCCGCAGGGATGAAGAAGAAAAAGAAGGATGCCCCACCTGAAAAACCTTATGCCACATCACAATCGTCTACCTTGCCATTTTTTAAGGGATCGGGATTCCGTGACTTTGATAAGCAGCAGCCTTATGACCCATCAACACTGCGTGGTAGTGGTTCCGCGCCATTCGATCCTAAACAGAAACAGGTTAATGCGTGGAGGGAAAGAGCCAAAGAATTACAGCGTGAAAAACAGCGTAAAGAACGGCGTAAAAAACAGAGGGCCCATGGGTTTTATTCGGGCGGTAAAGTTCGTGGTGCAGGTTGTGCTCGTCAGGGTGTTCGTAAAGTTAAAATGGTAACAATGAACGGAGCCTAGTCATGGCTAAGAAGAAGCAAGTTAAAAAGTTTATTGCGGGAGGCGATGTTCGGCGAGACGCGCAGGCGTACTCCCCTATGTTTATTCCCGGCGAAGGCATCATAAATCCGCCGGGCAGTTTCGGTGGTCACGGTGGCGCTACCGGGGAGGTAGGGCAGATTCGAAAGTCTGCGGACCGTGCAGGTAAATTTCTATCTGAAGCAGAACAGGCTATCGGTTCCAAAAGAGGTGCTGGTGGTGGATTCCCGGGTCTTGCGGGTATCGATTTTCCGGACCACCTACTCAACCCCGGTATGAAAAAAGGTGGTAAGGTTAAGAAAGCTAAGAAAAAGCGGTATAATACGGGTGGTAAGGTTCGTGGTGTTGGTAGAGCCGTAACTAAAAAAATGCGCCCGTGTAAAATGGTAAAGATGTAGGGGTCTTAACGGGTATGGCTAATAAACCTATTGATCCGGTTAAAACGTGTAGTGNCCACGCAAGTAAAGCACCAGAAGACTGCTGTAAGCAAATANCCCGTAAAACAGTTAAAGCAGGGAGTAAAGAAGATGGTTAGATGTAAGGAAGCATAATGGCTACATCCGGCACAACAGCATTTAATCTGGATTTTACCGAGATTGCTGAAGAGGCGTGGGAGCGTGCCGGGAGCGAAATGCGTTCTGGGTATGATCTACGTACTGCTCGTAGGTCTATGAATTTGCTTACTATAGAGTGGCAAAACAGGGGAATAAATCTGTGGACTATAGATTCTGGTACGGTGAGTCTTACCACAGGAACCTCACAATATACTCTCCCAGCCGATACAATAGACTTATTAGAACAGGCTATACGTACTGATAGCGGTAGTACAACAAAACAGTCTGATATTAATATAAGTCGTATTAGTGTTAGTACGTTCTCATCCATCCCCAATAAACTTACGCGGGGTAGACCTATTCAGGTTTGGGTAGAACGTCTTAGGGACGCCCCTAGAATAAATGTATGGCCTGTACCAGATAGTAATGATTATACTTTTGTGTATTGGCGTATGCGTAGGGTTGAGGATGCTGGTAGTGGTATTGAAACCGCGGATATGAATTTTCGGTTTCTTCCTTGTCTGGTTGCAGGATTAGCGTATAACATCGCTATGAAGACTCCCGAACTAGCACCCCGTCTTGATATGTTAAAGGCTGAATATGAAGCTCAATTTACCCTCGCTTCTGGAGAAGATAGAGAAAANTCATCCGCTAGATTTGTGCCAAGAATTTCAAGAATTTAACATTGGAGCATGTAATATTTTTTTTGAGGATATGGTTGTAGGTATCAGGTTTGTGTTTGTGTTTTAACTATACAGGAGTTAGTTATGAATATGGTTATAGATTGGGTTGTAAGTAGAATTGTAGAGCCAACTTCTTGGATTGCAGTTGGTGTTGGAGCAATTGTTCTTTCTATGCTTGTACCGGTGGGAGCCCCTTATTTTTTAGGTATTGCTGGTATAACAGCGGTAGCTGGTATGCTTATGAAAGAACAGGGCGGTAAATAGGTTGTAGTGGATGCCTGCGCGGTTCGCATCTAACAAAAATGCTATCGCAGAATGCGATGTTTGTGGGTTTAGGTACAAACTAGCCGAACTACGTGAGCTTATTAAGAACGGAGTTACTACCAATATAAAAGCGTGTCCTACATGCTGGAATCCTGATCACCCGCAGAACGAATTGGGTAGATATCCTGTAGATGATCCACAGGCTATACGTGGTCCTAGACCAGATTTTGCGGGGTACGCACAAAGCAGAGCGCAGATTATCCCTATTAATTCGTCGGGAGGTTCTAATCCTATAGGAGAGCAACCTATTACATCCATTACTAGTATTGGGCGTGTAGGACAAGTTACTGTGACTACTTCTTAAAGGTGTATAGGTTATGAATTATACAAACCTAAAAGTGAATATACAGGATATCTGCGAGAATACGTTCACGGATGACCAGCTTGCGTTGTTTACCGATCAAGCCGAACAAAAAATATATAATACTGTACAGATACCCGCTCTGCGAAGAAATGTTAGCGGCGCACTTACTTCTGGTAACAAGTATTTATCAGTACCTACAGATTTCTTATACACCTATAGTCTAGCAGTATTAGATAGTAGTTCAGTACATACTTTTCTTATCAACAAGGATGTGAATTTTATAAGAGAGGCGTACCCAAACCCGACTACTACCGGAGTTCCTGTGCACTATGCGTACTTCGATGAGGATAGTTTTATAGTGGGTCCCACTCCAAATGCTTCTCTTAATGTAGAACTTCATTATGGGTATTACCCCGAATCTATAGTAACCGCGGGTACTACATGGTTGGGGAATGAATTTGATTCTGCGTTATTAAACGGAGCTTTACTAGAAGCTATACGATTTCTTAAAGGTGAACAGGATATAATAGCTAATTATGAAAAGCTCTATGTACACGCTATAGGGTTACTCAAAAATCTCGGTGGTGGTAAGTTACGAGAAGATGCTTATCGTTCAGGACAATATAGACAAGCTGTAAGTTAGGAGTAGGTTATGGCAATTTCACAAGCAATGTGTACCTCTTTTAAACAAGAACTACTAGAAGCGGTACATAATTTTAAGAACAGCGGCGGGGATACTTTTAAAATAGCCCTTTATACTTCTAGCGCAAGTTTGGGTGCCGGAACTACCGCGTACACAACAAGTAATGAAGTAGCTGATGGTAATGGATATTCTACTGGTGGTAATACTCTTACCCGAGTAGACCCTTCCAGTAGTGGTACAACCGCGCTTACCGATTTTGCCGACACGACTTGGAGCAGTGCTACTATTACAGCGCGAGGAGCGTTGGTGTACAACAGTACTGATTCAGATAAAGCTGTTGCTGTTCTTGATTTCGGGGCGGATAAAATTTCCAGTGGTGGTGATTTTACTATCCAGTTTCCAGCAGCGGACGCGAGTAATGCAATAATCCGCATAGCCTAGTCAAGAAGAGTCAATTGTGTCGAATACACATTTAGGGGGTTGGGGACGAGGTACTTGGAACCAGAATGCTTGGAATACACCCCTATCTGTACTTGTTACCGGTGTCGCAGGCACCTCTGCCCTTGGTTCTGAAACCGTAACGGGTGGTGCGACTGTAGTAGTAACAGGAGTAGCTGGTACATCTGCCCTTGGTTCTGAAGTTGTTATAGCTGGGGCTACTTTTGCAGTAACAGGAGTAGCTGGTACATCTGCCCTTGGTTCTGAAACCGTAACAGGCGGCGCAACTTTTGCAGTAACGGGGGTAGCTGGTACATCCGCCCTCGGCTCTGAAACCGCAACAGGTGGGGCTGTTTTTGCGGTAACAGGAGTAGCTGGTACAGGCAGCATAGGTGTTTCGTTAGTTTGGGGTAATATAGACACTAGTCAAATAGCTAATTATCAAGATTTGACTACTACTCAGGTGCCGAATTGGCAGGTGGTAGACACTAGTCAAATAGCTAATTATCAAGATTTGACTACTACTCAAGTACCGAATTGGCAGGTGGTAGACACTAGTCAAACATCGACTTGGGAAATTATTAGTGGATTTTAGGTGTATATATAGTAATATAACACGAACCTAGGAAAGAATCATGGCATCAACATATACAACAGGTTTTGGTATCGAGAAAATAGGTTCTGGTGAACAGGATGGTACGTGGGGTACCACAACAAACCATAACCTTGATATTCTTGATCGTATTGCTTCCTATAAAGCGGTCGCCATAACAACAAACGCGGATACGGCTACTTTAACTGTTCGCGAAGCCTCGCCGGGTTCAGGAACCGAGAACCTCCAAGATGGTATGTACCGCGTAATTAAGTTCACGGGGGCTTTGGATTCAGATTGCACGGTTACAATAGCCCCGAATACGGCTCCAGCTTGGTTTATCATCGAAAACGCCACTACCGATTCTGGTTCTGGTGGGCCTTACTCCGTTATTCTATCTCAAGGTTCAGGCGCAAACGTCACCGTTCAGAACGGTAA